TGTTGGCGACTGCCGCAGCCGGCGTGTATTTGTTTGGCGACAATTCTCGGAAGGCGGCGCCCAACGTCGAAGAGCTGGCGACCGCCGTAGACAACCTGACTCAGGCGCAACTAGAACTGCGGCGTGTACAGGTAGGCGATGCGATCCAGCAGATCGAGAAAGAGGCGCGCGATGCTGCTCGAAGCGTGTCCACCATCACAAAGGACATCATTGAGCTGCAAAAGGCCCAGCAGCGAGGCGCAAACTTGGGCGCCGATGGTCTGTCGAATGCCAACAAGTCGCTTGTCGAAGAGAAGGCGAATCTTGATGAAGTGAATGGTCGCCTCCAAAAGCTGTACGAGCTCCAGGAAAAGCTTGCCAACCAGAAGCCGCGCGAGCGGACGAGCGGGGGGCCCAGCAAGCCGGCAGACGCAGACCCGGAGGTAGCGAAGCGCCTACAAGGAATGCGCGATGAACTGGCGCTCGCCAAGCTTACTGGAGACGCTCGGGCTCGCCTGGCGGCGATCCAGAAGCTGGGTGCCAACGCTACGAAAGAGGATCGAGAGGAAGCAGAACGTCTAGCCTCGGAGATCTACAAGCTAGAGCAGGCCCAGAAGGCCGGAGAATCTGGCTCGAAAAAGTCCGCTGAGGCAGCGAAAGAGAACGAGAAGGTGATAGACGGGCTGGCGACCGCCCTCTATGAAGCAGGATTGGCCGGCACCGAGCTCGAGGTGGTGAAGGCGAAGGCGGCTTTGAACCCCTTCGCCACTCCCGAGCAAGTGGCGCAGGTTGAAGCTTTGGCGCGCGCGATCGGCAAGGTCAACGAAGCAGAGCAGAATCAGAAACTGCTTGGCCAGGTAGATCCTATCGCCGCCGAACAACTGCGATTCCAAGCCGAACTAGAGAATCAACGCAAGCTGCACGAAGCGAAGATACTTGAGGACCAGCGCTACTTGGATCTCAAGGCCCAAGCTGAGACGGCTCACGACGAGAAGATGCGTGTTTTGCAGGAGGAGAATTTCCGCCGTCAGTCGGGCTGGAATGAGCTTCTCATGTCTAGCCTAGACCAGTTGGGCGCGACCGCTTCGGATACGCTCGTAGGAATTGCCACAGGTGCTAGCTCCGGTGAAGACGCTGTCAAGGCACTCGCAGGAGCCATTCTGAAGCAAGGCGTGAACGCGCTTGTGCAGATGGGTTTGCAGTACGTCAAAAATCTGATCATGGGCCAGGCCGCCACCGCAGCGGCAACGGCGGCCGGCACAGCGGCGGCGGCCACTCTGGCTACCGCTTGGGCCATCCCCGCCGCATTCGCATCGCTCGCGTCTTTTGGCGCCAACTCAGCGCCTGCTATGGCGGGTATCGGCGCTACGGTGGGCCTTGCCGAGGGCTTGGCCCTGGTCGGTGGCGGTGGCCGGCAGTACGGTGGGGGAGTGGACGCTGCGAAGATGTATCGCATCAACGAGAACGGGGCGCCAGAAGTCTTCAATGCTGCCAACGGCCAGCAATTCATGCTGCCGAACCGGCGTGGTGAGGTCGTTAGCAACGAGGACGCTACAGGGGGTAGCGGCTCTATCCCGAGCGTGACGATCAATTTGATCGAGAATCGGGATCGAGCCGGCCAAGTCTCTCAAAGCCGAGATGGTGATGGCAATTTGACCGCGGACCTGTTCGTGGCCGATATACAAGGCGGGGGTGAGATGTCTCAAACGCTGGAATCCACATACGGCCTTAAGCGCCAAGGTCGGTAAAAATGGAAACCTCGATCGACTATCCATCTCAGCTTCCCGCACCCCTGTGGGCTCCGAATCAGTATGCTGTTACGTCCCCCAACCAGCGCACGACCATGGATTCCGGCCGCGCTCGGCAACGTCGGAAATTCAGCTCTGTACCGGTGATGCGCTCTGCCACCTGGGTTATGACGAGCGCACAAGCCCGGCTGTTTGAGCTCTGGTACAAGGCGACTCTCAAAGACGGCACCGAGTGGTTCAACATCTATCTACGGCATCCCATCGGCTATGCATTGCGGGTGTGCCGTATTTCCGGCGTTTACAACGGTCCGATCGCTTGGGGGGCAGATCGCTGGCAGTTCTCTGCCACCTTGGAAGTGTGGGAACGCCCGTTGCTTCCTGACGAGTGGGCAATCCTGCCGAGCTTCGTGGCGAATCCAGAAATCTTTGACCTGGCGATGAACCGGGAGTGGCCGAAAGTATGAGCACTCTTGCCGAAGTGTACGCAAGCGCGCCCGCTGGCGAGTTGATCATCTCCACACTCGAAATTAATGTGGCCGGTCAGATCCCGATTCGAATCTGCGATGGGTTTGAAAACCAACTCTTAGGCGTGTCGGGCTCATTCGTCCTGTTCGAGGCGGGTTCTCTTTCTGTATCTCTTCCAGCGAAGAACAACACGGGGCGTCAGACGTTGAACTTCGGTGTCGCCGGCGTATCGGCCATCGTTGATCGGTACTTCGATCTTGCTGAAGAATCCGGGCAGCCTGTGCAGGTTATCTACCGCGAGTACCTCGAAAGCGATAAAAGTCGGCCGGCCAGAAAGCCTTATGTGATGAAACTGCTGGGCGGCACGATCGAGGGTGATGAGGCAACGTTGAGCGCTGCATTCTTTGACCTCTTGAATTTGCGGTGGTCTCGCCAGTTGTACACGGCGGCCAATGCGCCAGGTATCAAGTACCTATGAGCCTGCAACGCTACCTCGCTACACGATACGTTGCCGGTGGACGAGGTCCTGTCGAATACGACTGCTGGGGAATGACGCGCGACGCGAAATTCGAGTTCTTCGGAGGCGTCAAATTGCCAGAATGCGCTGACGCCAAACCCGGCTTGATTCCTGTCATAACGCGCGAGGTGGCACGTGTGGCCCACCAGTACGCCATGAGGGCCACCGAGCAGCCCGAACCGGGCCATGTGGCCACCGCTTGGCATGGCCGCGTATGCGTTCATGTTGGGCTGGTGATCCGAGATCAAGAAGGCGTTCTCAAGATTTTGGAGACCGACGATCCAACCGGGCCGTGCCTTACGCGCGTTCGTCACTTCGAACAACGATATTCAAGGGTTGTTTACTATGCGGATTGACATCTACTCTGCCCCCGAGTTGGATACGCGGCTGGAGTCGATCGACTGGGCCGGCACATTTGAGCAATACCTAGACGCCACGATTCCAGCCTGGCGCGACATGGAAGTGCAGCGCTTCGCGGCATACCTTGATGGCGTCAAGTGGCCGCAAGACCGGTGGGGCGAAACGCTGGCGCCGGGCGCGCTGGTCCGCGTGAACACGATCCCGATGGGTGGCCTGTTCAAGATCATTGATCCGATCTTGTCAAAGCTTCTGAACGTGTTCCGCGGCAAACGTCCTGTGACGAATCGCGAAACGCCGGAATCGCGAAACTTGGAAGCGGCAGATGGGAAAGCCAACACCGCAAAACTCGGCAGCGTGGTGGCCGAGCCTGCCGGTCGGTATCGCCGCTTCGTGGACTATCTCACACCGCCGCGCCGCTATTTCGTGAACAAGCGAGAGCAATGGTTGGTCTTCCTTGCCAACGTCGGCCCAGGGAATTACCAGATCGCTGATTCGGATGTGCGCGTCGGGTCTACGCCATTTAGCGCACTGGGCGATGACGCCATCTACGGCGTGTACCCACCTGGCACGAATCTGTCCGGGCAAGTCGCGGCGCAGATCTGGCACACGGTTACCGAGGTGGGCGGCACGTCATCGGGCTCGGCGGGACTGGAACTTACGACGGATCTTGCCAATCGAGATAACACCGATCCGGCATCGTATTCCTTTAGCGGCGCAACTATCACGCGTGGCGATGGAGAGTATCCAAGCGGGTGGGGCGTAAGCACCATCGTGGCGATTGAATACGTCCGTCCGTACAACATTGTCGATCACTTTGTAGACCCCACCGAATCTGCACCGGGCTATGTGATTAGTCGCTTCACCGGCTACTTTGGCCATATGCCTACCGTCGCTGTCGGGGCGGTATTTCAAGTCGGGGCGTTTGGTTCAAATGTGAAGTGGCGCGTGAAGACGGTTGTGTCTTCGCCTGGCGCAGGCATCTTCACGCTTGAGTTTGAAGAAGACACCGAGTTCTTTACGCCCATTCACGTCGCGCCTGCCGCGGGGGTCTCTTACACCTTCGGAGCTGATATTGAACGCACCATCAATGGTTTTGATCCGGCCAGCATCAATGTGTCTCCCGGTGGGTTCGAGACGGGATCGGCGTCCGTGCGGCTGAGGTTTGCTGGCGGGGCAGTGTATGGGGAGTGGACAAATGAGTTTATTGCTACCCCTGACGGCGCAGTCACCAGCACGTTGGAGCTTGACGTTTTTTTCCCCAATGGGCTGTGCTATTTGTCAGATGGCGGTGATGTGGAGTCTCGCTCGGTCAGCGTTGAATACCAATACCGTAACGTGGCCGGCGGGCCGAGGGTGACGGTGGCACGTACATTTTCCGATGCCACTGTTGACCAGATCGGATTCACCGAACAATTCTCCATCGCGCCGATGGTGCCAGCAGTTCGCATGCGCCGCGTGGGCGCGCAGTCTACCAGCACCCAGGCCCAAGACAAATGCCAGTGGTACGGCCTCAAGGCGCGGATGCCTGACTATTGGGTGTACCCAGACTGGACGACCATAAGCGTGATGCTGCGCAGCGGCGGCAAGCTGGCGGCACAGAGTGAGAACCAAATCAACGTCATCCCCGTTCGTGTGCTTCCGACGCTACTGGCGGACGGCACATGGTCATCGCCCACACCCACGCGGGACATTACGGCTTTTGCGCGCTACATCCTCCAATCGGCCGGCGTGGGTGACGAGGCTCTTGACATTGAAGAGTGGCTACGCCTTGACGCGATCTGGAAAGCGCGCGGCGACACACTGGACTTCGTATTCGATGCGACCACGGTAAAGGAAGCGTTAGACACAGCCTTCGGCGCTGGCATGGCTGAGTTCACGTGCGGCGATGGCCTAGTGCGCCCCGTTCGTGAGGACGTGAAGCCCGT